ACGCATCGCCAGACACCCTTGCATTGCCGAACACCAATGCACGGCCAGACACCTTTGCATCGCCGAATACCAATGCACGGCCGAATACCAATGCATTGTCGGACACCCATGCATTGTCGGACACCCATGCATTGTCGGACACCCATGCATGGCCAGACACCCTTGCATTGCCGAACACCTTTGCGTTTCCGAAAACCTCTGCATCGCCGGAAACCCATGCATTGTCGTCTTGCGATACATTTCCCTCTTTCTCTACGTATCCGCCAAGCTCTCCGGCTTTCACGTCTCCAAAATCAATTAATGCCTTAATTCTAAATAATTTTTTCCCAGCTTCGTTTGTAATAGACTCTGTTGTTAATTCAAATTTTTTCATTTCTCTTCTTCCTTTCTTGGGTTCCATTTTCCTAGTATTTGTTCCAATTCTCTTGGTGTTAGCGTTTCGATTCCTAAGTCTTCCGCTTCCTGTATCGTGCCTTTGATTAATTCGCTCATTTCCCGGCTGTCGTAGGTATGTGAACCTCGCATGAGCCTGTAAAACACTACCTCTTTGCCTTTTTCTAGTCGCCGTCCTATCGCAACCGTGTGAACGTCCTCTTTTTTGTACATGATGCTGGTCGGGACGTTGGTTTTTAGAACCGCCACGTCTCCGTCTATCAGCTCCGGCTGTCCGTATCTGCCTATCATCAAATTTTTAGCTTCTGCCTTGCTCGTGCCGACTTTCTCCGCTATTTTGGTGACTAGGACGTGGAAATAGGCGTTTGCCGACAAACTTCTTTTCTTACGGAACGGTTTAATTATTATGGACAGCTTTTCCAGCTTTTTCAGTTCGTCCACACCCTTTATAAACCGCTCCGCCTCGTTGATTTCCAGAGTAACTGTTATCTTTTTGCTAAAATAATCCACTGCTAAGTTTTTTATTTTTCCAGTTAAATCCATGCTATTCCAGTCCTAATTCTTTCATGGCTTCGGCATATTGTTGTTGTGTCGTCTGATACAATGATTTTAAACCTCTTTGACTTGCCCATTCCTTGATCTTGGCTTCCGTCATTCCTTTTTTTTGCATCAGATCATAGAGCCGCTTTGCTTCTTTCTCTGTGATAACCTCGTTGCGTTTATATTCGTCTGTATCCGCATCTTTCGAATCGTCCAGAAGAAACAAGCTGTTTAATGCGTATTTCCTCGCATAGCTCGATGCTGAGCCGGTAACTTGTGCTGCATCCATCTTTTTTTTGCTTTCTTCTTCTCTGGCGTATGCTGTAGTGCAAAAACTGCCCTCACTTTCTATGTCTTTTAAAATTGCTGTCGCCTTTATGTAAAATCGGTTGCCCAGCATAATAACTTCGTCGTTTACGGCTAATATTAAGCCTTCCCTATCCAATAAAGGCTTTACTGCCTCGTAGATGTCCTCTAAGCTCCTGTAACTATAGCCGCCATAATCACTGTATTTACTCTTGGGCACCTTTAATTCTGCTTGAATTTTTTGTAACTTTGTGTAAACATCTCCCATTTTTCTTACCTCACGATCACACTCTTTGAGGTCTCAAGATGTGCCCCTGCAACCTCTTTCCCGGCTTTAATCGCCTTCTTAATCGCTGTCTTGTCCGCCTGTGGCTCTGGAATCCTGATGTATTCCTCTGACAGACTGCCTAAATCGTCAATAGTCACAGACTCGTTGCTCTTGTAGAATACGCTTACTCTTGCCGTTTTGAGCTTTTCTCCGTCAAGAGCATGGGACAGATAGTCTTTACACCTCTGTGCGGCGTTCTCGCAACTTCTGCGGCGTTTCGCAAGCTTTTCTTCCTCCTCTTTGATTGCCTTTGCTTCTGCGGCATAATTCTTTACCGCCAGCGCGATTCCCTCCACTTTTTTGTCTCTCTCGATGTTGAGAGCCTCAAGTTTTTCGAGGTCAATAATTTCTCCTGTCTCCTCGTCTACACAATCCATAATTGTGCTGTCAATCTCGTATAGTGTCATTGCTCTAATTCCTCCTCATATCTCTCGTATTCGTTGTAGCTCGCCGCGCCTCGTTTGATTGCTTTGTGTGCTGTTCTACACTCATATTCCGCCTCAAGGTGCTGTCTTTTTAGGTATTCCCTGACTGGGTCAACGTACCGCTCCGCCATATTTCTCCTCGCTTTCTTCTCCCCATGCCGTTTCAATGCTTTTGCTCAATTCGTTGTAGCCGCGGGCAAAAGCTTCAATTTCTTTCATCCGCAAAACGCCTGTTTTTTGTACCTTGTCTTTAAATAGCTCTAAAATAGCTCTTGCAATCGCCTTGTCCTCGACTGTGATTACAACACTTGCAGGAATCACACCTTTTTTCTCTAAGACGTCCTCATACTCTCTTTTCGCAAAGCCGTTTACGCTAATCATTGTGTTATTCATAACCCAATCTCTCCTTCTTTTCTGCTATCCAATCCCCCAACGCTCCACTACATTGTTCCGGGGGATAATTTTTATTATCCTGCTCTAACCGCCCAACTATTTCTCCCAGTGTGGGTAGTTCCGGCACTGTTTCTTTTCGCTCTATCGCCCCCGCCGCTCTTATCATCTCTCGGAGCTTCGGTGGGTACTTGTCTATCTCCTTTTGTGCTTCTAACGCCGCTCTGTAGCTTCTGAGGAAGTTTGACTGTATGACCGTCTGAAAGTCCGCTGAATCTACTACCGCCCAATCATGGAGCGTCTGTGGCGTTCCTACTGCCTTTTGCAACGTAGGAGGCAGTTTGTCAAATTCCTCTCTGTAGCCGTAAATCCCATTACTGCACGCCTTTGCCACTGTTGCCCACGCTTCCTGCTCGCTCAGGTAGCTGCTTTCTGCCTTGAGCTTACTGGTGCACTCCAAAATGTCTGCCGGTGTCGGCGGAAACTTGCCTGTTGTCATGTACATCTGTGCCGCCACGCTTATCGTCTGATAGTCGTTGTTCTTACCTACTAAGCGGTACCACATGTCTAACGCCTGTTCGTTGGGAACAAATCCCGGAGCCGTGTAAACGGTCTTTAATGCGGCTACAATTTTAGAAAACTCCGAAATCGTCATACATTCCGCCTCCCTCCTGTTCTTTCTGTGCTGCCCAGTGCTGTATATCTCCGTACAGTCGGTCGTTAATGTTCTTCGTGCTGTCGTTACCTGTTTTCAGCTCAAAGAATCCTAACCACTCCTTGTCCAATGACTGGTCTATGATTTTTTTCATCATTCCCAAATCTCCGCCGGACAGCTCGTGTAATTTTTTGAGTAAAGCTTTCAAAGCTCTGTCTGTCCTTACTGGCTTTCTGATTTTTTTACGCATGGCAAGGAATTCCAAAAACTTGCAGTTAAGTTCTTCGTCCTCGAAATACTGTTCTGGCTCCTTCGTGCGCACACTCTCTTTTATTCCTTTAGTACTTGATTCCTTAAGTATTTTATTATTTAAGTATTTTATTCCTTTAGTATTTAATTGCGTTGGATTTTCCTGTATGGGTTTTTCCTGTGTTGGTTTTTCCAATATAGGCTTTTCCTCTTTAGGTTCTTCCAATACAGGTTTTTCCTGTGTTGGCTTTTCGTAAATGTCGTAAACTGTACCGCTTACCTGTCCTTTTTCGTTTCTCTCACGAGTCACTCTCAGGTATCCGAATGTTTTTAACTCTTCTAATGCGGCTCTTACGCCGTCTACGCCGTCTTTATTTAGGTTTGCCAGACCTTTGACTGTAAAGTCCCAGTCTTCTGGCAAACTAAGCATAAGACTCAGTAAGCCTTTTGCTTTTAAAGACATACCCTTTTCTCTAAAATGATAATTCGACATAACGGTGTAGTCTGTCGTTTTATTTATTCTCATTATTGCCATACGTCTACCTCCTATCTTGACAAATTGCCAAGTCTTTTGTAAAATCTAGTTATGTTTTATTTGGCAAGAGCTTAATGGTAGGGCTCTTCCTTTTTTACCTCGTGTTCTACATCGTCTTTATCCGTGTAGAACACTTTGTCATACTCTACACCTTGTTGTCGTCCTAAGAGGGTGTAGAGTAATCTAATAACATACTCTTTTCTTGGAGGCTCATTCATTTTTTTATTCACCTCCTAACTTCCTTTCGGGTATCACAACTATTTTCACGTGCAGTTCCTTAGTGATGCGTTTCAAAGTTTCCGCATTAGGAAATCGCCTGCCTGTTTCGTATTGTCTGATTGTAACTTCGGCTAATCCACATCTTTCAGCCAGTTCTTTCTGAGTGATTCCACGTGCTTTTCTTGCTATTGCAAGCATCCCCCTTATATCTCCTACTTCCATCTTTACACCTCGAATCTCTGTTGACGGTTATACTCGTCAATCTTTAACTTTGTATTTGTTTTTGGTTCCCAGTGGTCTACATAGTCAATAGCTTCTTCGTACCGCTTGCGTGGGATGTTGTTTCGACTGTTAACTTTAAACCGGTCTTGTAAATCCCTGTTGCACTCAGAAAACACAACTTTGCTGATATATGCATATGCCTCTGTGTCCTTGCCGCCTAATGCATTTAAAACAGCTTTATTGACGTGCTGTCGCAGTGTTTGCTGTTGACCGTAGTCAATCACCATATTGCTTTCAAGGCTCTTAATGCGGTCTTCGTGGTCTCCATAGCCTGTGGCGAGTAAACCTATCTGCTCCGCTATTGTTGCAGGCTTCTGATAACCACCTGTCTTTCTGATGGACGGAAGAACTTCTCCGGCTACCCAGTCAGTAAAGCGTTCTGCACTTTCTTTACGGCTCTGAAAGATTACTTTGTAAAGATTAAGTTCGTTCACAAAGTTTGCATTTTGTCTCCTGCCTACGCTGTCGATGACCATACCAGTAGTAACCCCATCGGGTTTTAATCTTGATTTGACTCTGCTAGGTTGTTCAAGGTCCAATGCGTGGCAAACATCCGCTAAGCAGAAGTACGGTTCGTCATTAATTATCTGGGTCCGGATTGATCCAAACTCATTGTTTTCGAAGATTTGAATATTTTTCATCTAGTCGCCTTCTTTCTGTTCTTCACATTCCTGCTTCTTATTGCTTGCCATTGCCTCACCCATACCAAGTAAGTAGCCTTTATTAAATTCAGACATGTTAGGAATAGCTTTTGTTATAGCTTCAAGAATCTGTTTTTCTTTTTCTGACATCTTTAACACCTCTCTTTCTTGACCTGCCATCATCAGTACCGGGAGGTCATTCCCGGCAGACGGTCATTTCTGACCGTTTCGGCTAATTTGAAATGTTCTGTAATCCTGCGATTACAAGTGCAAGTGTTGTTTTACCATTGTTTGCTTCTTTTGCTCTTGCCATTAATGCTGAATAAAGTTCATGAGGGATGTTCTTTGTACCGTTTAAAGCAGCTAAACATTCATCGTAAGTTAATAAATTAATCATTTCTTTCGCCTGCTCAATGCTTTCAAGCTTATCAATTTTCTTATTTGCTAAATCTTCTCTTGTTATCATGCTTTCCCTCCTGTTTGGTTGTCTTGTGTTTCTTAGCTTAGTTATACTTTATCATAACTCAGATAAATTGTCAATAGTTTTTTATAACTCAGTTATATTTTTTATTGACTTTGTAATTACTATGGTGTACTATACTAATTAGAAAGGAGGTGTCAAAAATGAATCGTCTTAACGAAAGAATTGATTATCTGATAAAGAGTCTTGGGATGAAAAAAACAGCTTTCGCTGAAAAGCTTAATGTATCACAGGCTTTTGTATCACAATTATGTTCAGGGGTTAAACAGCCTAGTGAAAGAACAATACAGGACATATGCACTAAATTTAACGTCAATGAAGATTGGATACGAACTGGAAACGGTGAAATGTTTATCGAATTAACAAGAGATGAACAGATAGAAAACTTTGTCGGTGATGTACTGAAAAGCGAGGAAGATTCTTTTAAAAAGAAATTTATTTCGATGCTTTCGGCGTTAGATGAATCCGACTGGGAAGTTCTTCAAAAGATGGTGGAGCTAATGCAGGAAAACAAAAAGGGCTGATTATTTCAGCCCCAGTAAAGCCTTGATGTGTACGTAGATGAGCCGCAAACAACGCTCATCTGCCATATCAAGCATTTTAATAATTTCTTTCCTGTAATCCATGCAACCCCTCCCGTTATCAAATCTTTACTGCATTATATGATGCACGTATCTCATTTATTCATTTTGGACATTATTTTCAACAAATCCCTTGATATTTTATTCAATATCCTGTATAATTTTATCCAAATTATTAATATAGTAATAATAAAAAAGGAGAAGAAACTATGAGCAAGGAAAAAACTAAAGTTTGCAAATACTGCAAAGAGGAAATTGACGCAAAAGCTAAAGTGTGTCCTCATTGCCAGAAGAAACAGGGCGGCAAGTTGAAATGGGTAATTATCGTTATTATCGTTCTGGCTGTTTTAGGAATGGCAATGGGTGGTGGTGATGATGATAGTTCTTCCGCTGATTCTTCAAAGAGTACTACCGCAACAACAGCGGCTAAGAAAGAAACTGCCAAAAAGAAAGAAACAAAAGAGAAAGACAGCGTAAAGGTTGGCGAATCTTTTGAGAATGACGGCTTAAAAGTAACTGCGAAAAAAGCCGAGTTTGGATATGATGCCGGAGAGTACTTTACTGCAAAAGATGGATGCGAATATGTAGCTGTAGACTTTACTTGTGAAAATATTGCAGAAAAAGGTGACAAATATGTATCTGTATCTGACTGTGATTGCTATGCAGATAATTCAGCTTGCGAACAGCAATATATAGGGGGCAGCGATTTTGTTAACACTAATTTGTCTCCAGGAAAGAACGTAAGCTTTACGGCATACTACGAAGTGCCAAAAGATGCAAAGAAAGTGATTTTAGAATATAGTGCTTCGTTCTGGACAGACAAGAAGATAACTATTAATTTAAAATAATTAGTCTGCTAATAGGATGACTAGCAAGAAGGAAGAATCAATTCTTCCTTCTTTTTCTTGACTTTTTTGAAATCGCTTGTTATAATATATATGTCTGCATATTGTATATGCGTGTGAGTAGAAATTATTTTGTTGACTATTAAGTCAATAGAAAAGGAGGCTGTTTTCAGCCTCTTTTTTCTGTGTCTAATAGCATCTTTAAATAATCTTCTCCCACATCCTCATGCGGCATTTCCCACAATTTTTCTGCCGTGTATCCTAGTTTGTGTAATTCATGCACTCTTTGTTTGTTTTCTGTTTCCTCGTCGTTGCAAGCGTACAGGAAATCATACAAATCAGGAAATTGTTTTCGCAGGGCAGCGTGAGTGTTTTTTTCTACCATGTCCGTTATCTTTCTTACTTCGGTTTTTCTGTCAGAAACTAACGCTTCGTGAATTTTTGACAGTGCCCATGAATCTACTTCATCATGTTTTCCTTTCATCCAAAGTTTAGCCCGTCTTTCTCGCAAATCCAGCGCGAGTGATACAAAGAAAGCTTGTTCTGTTTTCTCTTTGAGTTCACAAAAGTCCTCTTTTGCAGTTCCTGTAGATTCATTTTTCTTCAAAAAATCCAACATTTCTTTTTTTGCTCTTTCTGCTTCTTTCATCATTTTTTTCTCCTCCTTATTAAAAAGTTTCCATCAATTTAGAGCTTACAAGACTAGCATAATCATCGGCTAATTCTTCTTTTGTCATATAGTTTCCGAAGCAAATTTCAGCCTTATAAATTTCTTTAGCAGTTATAAAAAGATTAATAAACCACTTAGCATCACTTATTTTTTCGATGTCGATTAAATTTTTTTCTCTAATTGAAACAAAATAATTACTTCCACTTTCTTTTTCGTTTTTTAAACTGATATTCAACGCTTTGATCATGCCTTCTTTAATGTCTTTCGCCCATGCAATCTGTTTTACGGAACCTTTTGTGATTTCTCCCATATGCTTTGCTTCCTTCCATGCTTTTTTTAATCCTTCGGAGATGCAAAGACCTGCTGTCTTAACTAACTCCCACGCTCTTTTCATGATTTTTGATAAATTATATTTTTTCATTTCTTTGTATCTCCTCTCTTGATTTACTCATATTATACACGATAATGTCTATTATGTCAAGAAAAAATACACAAAAATATATTATTTTTTTCTTGATATTTCTTTCAAAATAATGTACTATATATTTACAATAATAAAAGGAGGCTTTTCGATGGAAACACGAGCAAGAAAAAGAAGCAACATATATAACGGAAGTATTTCATATAATAATTTATGGGATACGTTGAAGCGCAGGGGATTAAAGCGTTCTAACTTATTAGATAAGGAAACTTTTAATCTTTCCCCGGCACTGGTCAATAAGTTGCGGCACGACAGAAACGTGAATATAGATACAATTATGTATTTGTGTGAGAAATTGGACTGTCAGGTGTGCGATATCGTAGAGTATAAAAAATAATACATTTTCGTGTATTTTTCTCTTGACATAATAGTCACTATCGTGTATAATTGAATTAAATCAAGAGAGGAGATACAAGGAAATGAAAAAATCAGTTAAAAGATACAACTTATCAAGCATTATGAAAAAAGCATGGGAAACAAAGAAAAGATACCCTAGAAAGAGCTTTAGCTCTTGTTTAAAAGATGCATGGAGAGAAGCTAAGAGAGAAGTATTAGCTAAAGAAATGCCAGAAGTAGTTGACGTTATGTTTAGCGGTCGCGACTTGACAATCAATCTTGAGAATGGAGAAATCTCTGGAGAAACTTTCGAAGTAAAAAAACACATCAAATACATTTTTGATGCAAAATGGAATCCAGCTAAGAAAGTATGGGTATCTCAGCTTAAAAATCTTAGAGCAGTTGTAGCTAAAGAGTGTGTAGTTTACTAAAAAGGAGGAAGAAAAATGTACGAAAAAGTTTTAGAAGCAATCAAAAATAGCAGCTATGATAGTTTTGGAATTAGAAGAACCTGTGCCGATGAAGATTATAAAGTCGGTGACATCGCACGCAACTCCTTTTACTGGGACGTTGAGAACGATTTATCATCATATCAGACAGAGCCAGAGGAGATGGACGGAACGTCCGCAAGAGCCATACTTTTTGACGACATGGACAGTGATGAGGAAAATCTTGAGATTATCGAGAAGGCCATTGAAAGATTTAAAAAAGAATATCCTTGCTGCCTTCCGGAGGAAAAATTTGTTGTTCTCGGTTCCGATCGCGTAGAATATGACATCAACGATGGTGACATCATCATGGAGGATGCAGAAGTTTTATATATCTTTTAGGAGGAAGTACTAATGCCAAGAAGGACTCACGAAAAAATATGCCAGAATTGCGGAAAACCGTTCTGGGGACTGGCAGATAAATACTTTTGCGATGATTGCTCCAAAAAATTGAGGGCAGAGCGCACAAAGCAAGAAAAAATTTGTGAAGATTGTGGCCGCTCATTTATAGGCGGACCTAAATCTTTTAGGTGCCCTGACTGTCAGAGGAAAATAGACGATAGAAGAAAGCAAGCTAATAAATACTATGGGGCAGAACGCCCCCTCGGAAGCACGGACAGGTGTATTGTTTGTGGAAAAGAGTATGTTGTTGAGGGGGGCTTGCAAAAATATTGCAGTGTAAAATGTAGGTTAATAGGATTAGACAGTTACAATAAGCGAAGAAAGGAGAATATTGAGCAAAAAAAGAGAAAAAAGGCAGAAATGAGGGCAAATCAATTATATGTTTGTCAGTACTGCAAGCGCCCTTTTACCCCGGTCGTATTATCCGGGATGAAATTAGCATCCCATTTGTATTGCTCCGATTATTGCAGAAAAGGAGAAAAAAAGATACAGCTGTGCATAGCAGATATTAAGCGTGGGAAAAGCAGAGATTTGCAAAAATATATAGATGATCGCAATCAGTACAGAGAAAAGGTTGCACAGGAGAAAGCTAGTGAAAATTAGCAACACCCGCCCCGGAGGTACGAAGGCAGGAAGGGAAATAAATGAAAAGAGCCGCTTTGTACGTGCGAGTAAGCACGCAAGAGCAGAAGAACAGTGGATTGTCCGTTGATTCGCAGATAGATGCGCTTGAAAAATATTGTGAGAAACAAGGTTATACGGTTGCTGGCATTTATAACGATGCCGGCATATCTGCACGTAAAAAATACACAAAACGCCCCGCCCTCTTACAGTTGCTTGAGGATTGCAGGAAACATGAAATTGATATAATACTCTTTACACGCCTTGACAGGTGGTTTAGAGCCGTTGCGGGGTACTACGAGGTACAAAGTGTCCTTGATGCGTGTAAAGTGCCTTGGCGGGCTATCTGGGAGGATTACGAGACAGAAACAAGTCAGGGAATTTTTAAAGTTAACATCATGTTATCTGTAGCGCAGGCAGAGGCTGACAGGGATAGCGAAAAAATACGGTCTGTTATGGAGTTTAAACGCCAGAACAAAGAGTATATAGGCGGAAAAGTGCCGGTAGGTTATCGCGTAGAAGGGAAAAAGATTGTAAAAGACGAGAATATGCGAGAAATAATTGAGGATATGTTTGAGCATTATTTCCAGACGTTTTCCAAATGGGGCACCGCCGATTATATTTTGAGCAAATACCCTGATTTTATAAGGACTAGAAATAGGATAGTCAAAATTATGTCCAGTCCGGCGTACCATGGGGAAATGTACGGTGTAAAGAACTACTGCGAGCCATACATAACAGAGGAGCAGGCGCAAAGAATTAAAGAGGTCTCCAGTCAAAAAAGTTGGGTAGATTGCAAGAGGCGTATTTATATTTTCTCCGGACTGATACGTTGTCCGATTTGTGGTTACAAATTTTCCGGGTGCACGATGGTTAAGAAAGAAAAGAGGTATAAAGTATACCGTTGCCCTCGATCTGCTGCGAAAAAACACAAAACATACACGCGATCTGAACCAAAATTAGAAACATATATGCTTAATCACATCGAAGAAAAAATACAGTCAGACGTATTAAGGGCAGAAGGTCGTGTGAAGGCGGCCGGAAACGATATAGGAAAGAGAAAGAAAAAATTATCCAGTGAGTTGGGAAGAATTAATAAGATGTTTGAAAAAGGCAGGATAACAGAAGAATACTACGACGAAAGATACGAGGCTATATCAAAGGAATTAAAAGAACTATCCCAGACCGCCGCAACGGAAGAACTAGAAACTAAGAAAAAAATACAAAGTAAATTTCCTGACGGTTGGAAATGTATGTATATGCAGTTAGACGAACAAGGCAAGCAGGTGTTTTGGAAAAGCATTGTAAAAGAAATAAAAATATCCCCCAACGAATTTGTGGAGGATATTATATTTTTTTAGTTTTTGTTATGCAGTAACTAGCCGTAACCACCGGGTTAAAACCAGTTACTGCATAACAAAATATTAAAAATAAAGGAGATACAGTTACATTATACAGAAAGAAAGAGGACGTTTCAAGCGCCCTCTTTTATTTTTCGCAAAACCGAACGATATTCTCGCGGATACATTGCTTCTATGGCTTTCATGTGTTCGTCAAGTACATACAGCAAATGCTCAAAGTCTGCTTTCCGGGCTACCTCCTTAAATTCAGATTCCGGCTCGGATGCGTAAGAATAATATGCTGTTTTTGGTGTTGATTGGTTTGGTGCTTTATCTGGCTCCAAATTATTGCGTACATTGTATAAAATCGAAAGCCGTTCGCAAGTGGCGTAGGTTGTTTTTCCTGCCTCTAATGCCGCAATTTCGGCATTAATTTCGCTCATATTAATCATTGCGGCACCCCTTCCTTTTATCGGTCTAATTCTGCTAACGCCCTGCCTAGAGCCGCCTGATCTGTGCTAGACAGATTACTGTCATGCATCATGTCTTTAATGGTCTCTTTTACCTGCATTTTTGCATCGTTGTAAGAGTAATGGCCTCTCACATAGTGCTGACCTCTACGGGCATTGCTATAATCACCGTAATCCATGTCAGGATAACGCCCGCGGCTGTATCTTCCTGACGTGTCCCAGTCACCGCCACGGCTGTATTCGCTGTCGCCTTCCAGATACATAATCTTGTCGATGTTTTTAATCGTGTCTGTCAGTTTGTGGACTGCCTCCAAATCCCCGGCGCTCATGTCGCCTTTGTTCGAAATCTCGTCCAGCTCTCTGCACATCATTTTTTTTAATTTGTGTAATGATTCCATTCTTTGCCCTCCTTTACGCTACTCTCTCGACGATTAAATTGCTATTGGCTATATTAATTGCCTGCGTAGATGTATTTTCGACTGCGATCGTTATGCAGCACCCGCGCGGAACGTCAATAAATGCCGCTGTAAATACATTAAAATATTCGCCTACGGCCGCAGGTGTTACGATTGCTGTCGCACTATTTAATGGTTCTCCGGCGATTGCCAGGGCAATAGAAATAGGTGTCACAGTTCCACCGGCGGGTATGGAGATATTAGCCCCAAAGCTGACCTTATAGCGCGCCCTGCACTGGTTTGTAAGGCCTCTAAGGGTCACAATTCCTGCCCCCTCCCGGTGTGTAATACAGCTACCGCACTTTACGGCTGTCTCTGTGAGCGGTAAATTCTGCCCCGCTGCCACGGTTACGATATTGCTATTAGTAAATTCTGCCACGTTATCACTCCTTTTTTAATAATAAACGGCGGAACGATTGCCCCGCCGCTATAAGCATCATCGGCACAAGCCGAACAATCCCGTCAACGCAGGAAGTTGCTAATTATAAAATTTTAGCATCCGCAACCGGTATTGCACCCACAGTTACCGTACTGATATGGTGCGGAAACCGGAAAAGCCGGCACCGGTCTAGGGTTGTAGTAAGTAAACTGTCCCTGCATATACGCCTTTAAGGTTTCGTTCTGTGATGCCTGAGAAGCCGCTAACTGCGCCGCAAATAACTGCTGATTCTGCTCGGCAATCTTAGCGTCCTTAGCTTCGATTCTCTGCGCTGTGAGGGCATCAAGGATAGCTCTAGCGTTATTATTCTGGTTGTCGATGATGTCTCTTGTGTTGTTTGCGTTGTTAAAGTTTGTCTGGCAGAAGCCGTTTGTAACTTCCTGCTGGATCGCATTAGTATTCATCGCCATATTGTAGTTAACACCTGCGATAGCCTGTTTGTTATCGCAACAGCACTGTGCTAACTGTGCCTGCAAAGCGTTGAAACTTTGCATATCTGCAATCTGCCCCTGCTGGATTGCATTCCGTGTATCATAGCCGTTCTGCTGGATTGTACTATTTGTTCCTGCAAATCCGTTGAGTAGAGAGGTGTTCATTGCATAAAATCCGTCACAAATACCGCTGTTGATGGCATCACCCTTGCGCTCAAGGGAGGAAATACCGCTATCAATCTGGCGCTGTAAGGTTGCAAAGTCAGAAGCCAATACATAGTTATCTACCGCGCCCCCGCCGCCGTTATTCCATCCATTTCCGTTTCCCCATCCACAGAAGATAAAGAGGAAAAGAATGATAATCCACCAAGCACCGTTACCCTCGCCAAATGCGCCGTTATTGTTGCCTGTGACTGCCGCCAAATCTGCCGGACTCATTCCGTCTGTTGTTAATCCCATGAAATCACTCCTTTTTATTTATTTAAAACCCTTTAAAAGGTTTTGAAACTGTGTTGCCATCCCTTGCAACTGGTTGTACTGTTGCTGGCTCATTTGCCCGCTATTTAGCAGGTTTTGCACTTCCTGCTTCGGGTCCCCTTGGAACTGCTGTTTGAACTGTTGAAACTGCTGTATCATCTGCATTGGATTGAGATTCATTCAATACCCTCCTTCTTAACGTCTCCATTTGCCTTTCTAAGGCGTTTAAGCGTTCCTCATAGTTAATTGGTTGGCTAGACTGCGAAAGCTCCGCTGTGGGCGAATCTGTGCCTTTGCGCTTGTATTCAAACACCTCTAAAAACGGTCTGCCCGTCTGGTCTGCTCTTTTTTCGTAAAAAACTGGCGCCTGACTGTCCCATAGGCGGACAAAAGAGTTTGGTGCTACTAAATACGCCTCCGCCGCGCCCTGCCCCTGTACCCAAATCCGTTCATCGGGATTGGATTGTTGCTGCATTTGTTGGGGCGGTACCTGTTGTTGTTTTAGTCGGTTTAGTTGGTCAAGATAATCCGGTTGTGGGTATTGCGGGTACTGTGGATACTGTTGTGGATATTGTGGATAACCGAACATTTATTTTCCTCCTTCCCTCCAATAGTAGATAGGTGTCATTGCTCCACTGTCCCACGTATCGTAGTAATTGCCGTCAATTACCGCTATAACGTGCCCTGACAGTGCTAAAATATAAGCCCCTTCCGGGTGGTTGTTTGCAAATTCTGAGACGGTACAGGTCATATATTCGTCCGGGATTATATAACGGCTAAATCCATTGTCTTTGAGGTATGCGCCCCATACTGCATTAGCCGAGGGCATATCTGACAGCATCAAGCCGTACAGTGCAAGCTGTATATATGTTTCTTCCCACGTCTGACCCATAGCCTTTGAGATAGCACGCACAGTACAGTCCCCCACTTTTGCCGCCGCGGGATTTGGATTCCAATATTGATACATCTCTCCGCCCTCCTTATAGTTTTATTATCGCAAAAAAATAAGCACACCACCACGAAGACAGTGTGCTTATTTCTGCGCAATTTTTAAATCATCTTTAGTTTTTTAAAGGCTGTTTATGTATGGGATCGTGCCGGGAACTAACAAAATTTTTTCCACGGCGCAACTCCACAGCCCCTGTAATCCTCTCGTGCTTATATCCATTTTCTCGGCGGCTTGCTCCTGCGTTAATCCGTCAAAAAGCAAGTACTGTACAGTTTCGCGCTCCCGCAAGGTTAAGCGGGCACACGACAAGGCGTAATCAATAAATTGTTTATCGCCTAATTTCCAGAGTTTTTTTATCAAACTTCTGTTCACTGCATCACCTCAACACGCAAAAATTACGTAAATTTATTTCATTTTGTCCAGTCCTAAAATTGCTCTAACCTTGTCCGGCAATAAATCTGGGTTAATTTTACCGATATTCTCCACGATAGAGCCAAGCTCCATTAAAACGATGTATACGCACACGCCTGCGGCAATAGGCACCCGAAAGCCCAAGTCTACATATTTCTGGGCGTAGTCGATAAGATACGCAAGCACCACAAGCATAATAGAGCCAAATTTATGATACAATCCTTTCCTCATTTCTGAGGATTTCCACTTGTGGTTAGCGCAGGCAGCTACTCCGCCACTAGCTAAGTCAAAAACTACAAAAATACAAGTTATTAGCGGTAACATAATATCTACCATCTCCATTCCTCCTTAAAAATTATTTTTCTTTTGTTTTTATAAATTAATTAAAGATTTCTTTAATTAATTAGTTTCCGCTTTTGGTTCTTCTTCAACCACAACGTCCATTAACTCATTGTACTGTTCCTCTGTGATTCTCCCAACTGCAAAAAACACATCAATCTTGTTTTTTAAATCGTCCGTCAGTCCATTTCTTTCTTTAAGTTTTAATAATGTTCTATATAACATCTTCTATACCTCCAATTCTGTTAATGCTACTGCATATTCACTGTTAACATAGGCTTCTGCCGTCTGTAAATCAGTGTCCTGAGTACGTGCGTCTATATCATATATGTACTCCCTCGTATCGCCTATCTGTTGTTTTACATAATTCCAACCATTTTGCATTGAAATCGGATAGTTGAATACTGTATATCCACCAAGCTGTTCCGAATTGACACTGATGTTTGTAGCCGGATAATATGTTGCAAGTGCTTTAAATGCGGTGATTTCTCCTGTGGCAAGGTCGGTTTCCTGTGGCTCTGCTAATAACCATTCGGTTTTATCTATAATAGATTGTGCATTATCTAACTTAGAAGAATCAACCATCTTTACCAACTTCCTCCGTTCTACATCTACATAATCCGCAATATACTGCTGTCCGTTGATTGTGACGTTGCCACCTGAATTTACAGGGATTGCGTTTAGGACGTAAGGGAGAGTAACGGTCTGAGATTCCGTTCCATCTCCATTTGATAACTTTATGGTCGGATTCACTACACTCTTAATTTCTTGCGGATAGTCTGGTGAGGGAGAGGGTTGACCGCCCGTGTAGGGTTCGTAGGCGGTGGCTTCGGTGCCGAGTTCGAGCATAGGATAAATCGTGAAATTATACGATTTTCCTACTGTCAATCCCTCTAAAAATAAACTACAGTATTCATTACTTGCACCTGTCTCAAATGTGCAACTTAATTGATTTTGCATAATTCTATGTATTTGATAATTAGCATCGTCCAATTTAGTTCGCCCTAATTTTAAACCAATTACAATACCTGAGTTTTTGTCAACTGAAAAAGTATACGTTGCATTATCAGTATGGCATTCATTATTTATTTTTATAATATTTGACCAAGTAGATGTTGAAGCACCCGTCACAGATATACTTCCATCCGCATTCATTGTGGCTGAAAGACCATTTGCATTTCCTTGTGCATTGGCTTCGGATAATTTCAGTAAATTCTTCCCCATGGTACTTTTCTGCTCGCTCTTTCCATACAGAACCATATCCATGATTTTGCCATTATCGGAATCAGTGATGTGCGTTTCACCCTGATTCGATGCATAGAACTTTGTAATTTTGTTGGATAAATCTTCCTTTAGCAAACCAATTTCTTTCTTTAGCGGACCAAGATCTCCTGTTGTTCCCCTACGTTTTGAGAGTGCATACGCCTCATCTCCAGTTAAACCACTTTTTCTCATGTCCTATGCCTCCCTAAAGTAAAAACCACTTGCTATCAGGGGCATAAAAGCCATATAATTCCCCTGTGTCTACACATAACGCCGTCGAACCACTTGCAACATAATGGGGCAATTTATCTACCTCAGAAGACTTTCCCCAGTAATATCGCTTACTTCCGTCCGTATCTATACAATCCCATCCGCCTAAATCGTGTATAACATCTCCTTTGCGGTATGTCTGCCCGTCAATAATTATTGTTCCACTAGCTATCATACTTCCACCTCCTTATGCATGAATCGTATCAGACAGCTTTAGCAAGCGATCTGCGAGCATCTCATTTTGTTTTGTAAGCTCTTCTATTTTTTTGTTTAGTTCTGGTATGGACGGCGTGTTATCGTTAAATAGGTGTTCCGGTTCTTCTCGGTCAACATTCTCAACGATTTCATACTTTCCTTCCTTATTTGCCTCGATATGACACGTACCGTTTTCATTACACCACTGTGCAGCTTTTGGAGGGTACAAACCGTCAAATACGTATCCAATATAATATTCTTCCATAATTACACTCCTAACACATATCTTAGTACAAAGCCTTGATTGTTAACGGGTATTCCGTTTTGCGCGTTATTAGATTTATTATTGTCAGTGCCCTGTATAAATGTATCACCGATATATAAGTATTTATTTAATCCGTAATATGGATTGCTCATTAACATACCATCGCCCGGCCGCCAGGCAACATGCTGTTTAGGCACGAAAAACGACGTCCACCACCAATTATCACAAGCTCCATTACTATAGTGACTCCAGACAAATACTGCACCGGTCGGTTGCATTGATATTGGCTCATTTAGTGTAAATTTATGCTCTGCAAGCATCCAATATCCTATAGTGTTAGCATCCCACAGGATGTTATTTTTACCTAAGATGCACTCTACGTCATTAGATACAAATTGGATGCGGTGGTTATCGACATACATCCCGGTTCCCATAGACTCGTACAAGTCACTGTATGTTGAGCCGTCCTTGACGGTCAACGAAAGCCCTGTGGTGTCCTTGGTTTTATCGTAATACAATTCCAGAGCCGCCTTGCCGCCGCCATGGATGTCGTCTGGGTTTGTCTGCTGGGTGGAAACAACAATGTTGCGGTTGGATTGCATCACGGAGCCGGAGCCCTCATAAGTTTTATCGCCGTCCGTGTTGGTAATCACGATAGGTGCTGTACCAAACCTTACAATCTCACTATTACCGTTTCGTACAGCCATACCATATGCATCAAGTAAAGTATTTTGTTTAAGGGCGTTCCCTCTCATGTCGCCAACTATCAGTCCAACACCATCTATATAATCAATAAAATTTGTTGCAGTTTTAGCTGCATTAATAATTTTTTTGTTCTGTAACCAAAAATTTTTAACGGTTCTTTTTTTAAATCTTTCATGCGATTGTTTTACTTTTTCTGCGGCTGTATCATCTGTTGGTGGAGATGTAAGATTTCCAGTAAGCCATGCTTTTCCACCGGAGACACGTATTTTTACCGTATCCCCAGATTTGCAGTTAATAGTCATCTGCGCAGGGGTTTCATCTGCTCCGCCGTCAATGTGGACATATGCTGTTTTTTCGTCAACCCGAAGGACTTTTGCAACTGTATCATATGCTTTTGTTTTGCTTTGCTTCATCGTCGAGGCAATCTCTTTTACAAATTCATTCAATGCTTTCCACCTCTTCCTTCGTGCGGCAACCATGTTCCAAGGATAGCGATTGTGATGTTATTCTAAATTTTCCGGTAAGGTTATGCCGTGGATAGTTTAAAAAGACCACATCGCCCAGAAGAACGTCCTCAAAAAATCGCCGGCTGTACTGCATTGTTCTGGCAGGATTCTGCAATTCTTTTAGTTTTCTCACAGCGTATGCCGCTATGTTTTCCCCAGAGGATAATTCAACGCCTGTTTCCGATTTCCACACCTCTCTTCCGCGGCTGACGGTCGATAAATAACTATCCGGACTGTCGTCCCTTGCGATGGCTGCGCCGTAATCGTCATGTATTGCCATAAAACAGTTAGGTGTGTCATACCAGTTAAATGTGTCCGTTACATCACGCTCTATTATGTCGTTTGCGTTAATTCCCACTGTAAGACTGCTATTATTATCATTTGCGCAGATAACAATACTTCCGTCGCCAAGTATTCGCATCCGCCAGCCAATGGCATCTAATATGTGTAATGCCATTGTGAGCCTTGTTTCCCCATCTTCCGCAACGATATTGTCTGTAGTTATCGGCGATGTTCCTTCGACATACACGGGGGCAGGGATACAATCATTAAGTAGATTTTTAATCTGTTTTGCTCCGCTACCGGCTGGTGCATAATATCCACGCGGCAGAATCACATCATCTGCCGGCTTGAGAACTGAGTAGCAGTCGATGTTGTAAGCCTCTCTCACACCATCAAGTTTTCTTTCTGGGAAGGCGGTCAGGCCAGTAAACAGTGCTACTTTTGCTCCTGACCCTCCCTGTCTAGCCTGCAGGTAAATGCGGACCCAACACTCACTATCTGTTATCTTTTCTGTTATTGTAATAGAGGCAGATTCTCTTAAATCTGACGTGCTGTCTCGGTCAATACTGCCCTCAGTAAATTCAAATTCTTGCTGATCTGTCCACGTCTTGGGGTCAACCACGGTCAAAATATATCTTGCTGAAAATCCTTTGCTCCAATCCATCACATCACCTCGTTAGGATGCTCTGCGCTCCACTGTTCTTCCGTCACAGCGTCCAGTTCTTCCGAATCCACTTTTTTAATCGTTAGTGAGAAATCTGCCCTCATTTTATTATCGTGGTCTTTTTTCTCTGATACCTGTATATCGCAGGAAAAAGACGAACCGTCCGGCGTCCTAACGTGACATATTCCGGGATACGTTGCGAGGCGTCTCATTTGCTCAATCATCGTTGGTTCTGTTAGTGAGATACTTACCGCATCAATTTTTAAATCACGAGTGACTGCAGGGTTCCAGTCGCCTTGCACAGAGCCACCAAGGTATACTGTCCTCTCAAAATCTTTATCCCATGAGTTATCTAAATCAAGGTTATACTGGATTTCGATAGATTCACTGTCAAAATCAATGATTGCCTTTTCGTGGGCTATCGAAAATTCGTTGTATAACCATGCAAACGAGCTATCTACTGTTATATAGTCGCCGTTGGCGGTTTTATTTACAACCAATATGCCTCCGTATTCGTTTAGCGCAGGGTATGGGTCAACATATTTCTGGCCATAGATTCCGTTCTCCAGAATCAATTCTGCTCTGTCTACGCTCATCCGGTACAAATCAAACGTATCCCCATCAGCATATGTAGTTGGTTTAGTAACAACAATACTTGCTGTTTTATTGTCTGCAATCGTATTTACAGTGGCCGTTGGCACTTCCGGCTGATGTTTCCACCGCACAACAAACGGTATCTTTTTTTCTGCCACATGGTCATAAATATCTGTAAATGCAATCTGTATACTGTACCTTGCACCGTCATCCATCTGCCCGATCAGGTCGCCCAAGGCAATACTGTAGTTATCTGTTTCACTACCGGTAAAACTGGCAATAATTTCGCCGGCAAAATGCTGTTCCTTTAATCCGTCCGGGCGCAGAATATAATAATCCTCGTCTCTGACAACCATTACTTTTGCTGTGCCAGCAGAATCCCCGAAGGAAGGGGCTATTGTTAGTGGTAGCTGCTCTAAGTAGTTTGTTGTGCCTTCCGATGATTCTGGTACTGTCTGGTCACTTGCTTCTGTGGTAACATCGCCAGAATTATATGTAGTTGCTTCCGAAACAAGATTTGTTGAAACGCTGTCTATTGCAGGTTTTGCAACAATTTCGACAGCCACAGAATCTGACCATGCCCCCTCTTTACCTCCCTGTGCTGTAACCATTGCTTTTAAATAATGGATTTCTCCTACATTCCACAGATTGCTCAAAAGACCACTTGCAGTATAGATTTTATTAATGTTTTCAATAGTTTCCGATAATGTCTCCATGCCGGAAGACATCATTAAAACAACGACGTTTCCATCTTTGCCTTTAACCGGCTCATCGTTAACCGCTTCTGCTATTTTTATGCTCGCTTTGCTGTTTCCGGTGTAACCGACACTGCAAATAACTGTGTCGTCCATGGCAAGATAATTTTCTGTCGTTGCAAGCGTAGGAGTCGTTGGGGTCTCGCTCAGCGATACGGAAACCGTATCAGACCAAGGAGATAACACTTCCTCATCCCCGGACGTATCCCGCAATCTTACGCGGAAATAATATGTTTTTGCCGATTCCAGGGACCCGATATGCCACGTTGTTTCCCTGTCCTCCACGTCATAACTGGTTGGGGCATCCGTACTAATCCATGCGTCCTCATGGTCTGCCCATGATATAGTAGCCGCATCCGCATTTTTCCACGACCAGTCCCA